CATCAAGCGGCTTTTTTTATTAGTTTCTTTAGTTTGTCTTGCACTACATCAAAGTTAATTGTATTAAACAATCCCGGATGTAATGGTTTAGGATAGTGTTCCCCGTCTATCCAACAATATCCACAATGTTCTTCATTTAATTTAGGAATAAATTCATTGTCTATTTTGCAAAAGAATGTATGATATGTAAATGTATTGTTTACAAACTTTTGAATAGGTACAAGTTTAGCATCATTGGGGAAAAAGTCTATTTCCTCGACACACTCACGTTTAACACCTTCTAATAGTGTTTCGTTATTTTCAATTTTGCCCCCGGGTATTCCCCAGTTGCCGGGATTTTTAGAATCGCTTCTTAGTAAAAATAAAAATCTTTGTGTATTACTTGCATAAAAGAATACACCTGCACTATTGTTCTTCATACTATGATTTATCACAGTATTACTTACCCATTAAATTACGATGTTGTAATCACCTTGGTCATACCAACCTTCATAACTCTTCATCCAAGCACCTTCTGCATACCTATATTGAACACCGGAGGTTATGTTAGTTACATATTCTGTTGTAGTTGAAGATTGGCTATCAAAATTAACAGTCCATTTACTAGTTGATGCAGTATACTGTATGATATCATTTGCATTAGCTACTAAATCACCCCAAACACTATAGTTTGCTGGAGTAATACTAGGATCGCCTATAGATTCTACTATTAAATATCGTTGTCCATTACTTACACTAGGTAATCCGTTATCGGGACCTTTAGTTCTAGGATTAATAATACTATCAACTGCCTGTAACGTATTTTGCGGCAATGTATCAGGATCTATATTATATGATAATAGCCTATCATCTGTTGGATTAAATGCAATAGTACCTACAATGTCAGTATCCATATATGTATTTTGCAACCATATTTGACTAATACCCGGCTTTACAGTTCCGTAAACATTTAATACACTTTGCCAATACAATGGTACATTTGGATTTTCCGGTAAGTCTATTTCTGTATTACGCGGTTCAAAAACTTGATTAGCAGGAAGTATTTGTAATGTATTACCTATCAACAATAATTTATATCCATATGGAGTAATCTTTTGTCTTGTACCCAATAACAAATCATCGTCTTGCATATCAGTGAGAGCAGTGCCTCTAAAGATACTAGCAATAATTTTATGAATGACACCAAGTTTTTTAACTTTACTCGGTGTGCTGATCCATATAGGCATATAGAACTTCCATGTCAATACATCTATAGGATTTCCTGTACCCTGCGGTATTGTCTTACTATTAAATGTTAATCCATCCTGATATACAACACTTAAACTTGTCCAGTCAATAAAGTTATCTGTACTTTGAATCTCCATTGCAGGATTAAACAATACACCTAATTGTTCAACTAACTCTAATTTCTGATTATAATTAGTTGTCCAAAAGTCTACACTAATTCTTAATGTATATGGTACTGGCATAATACGTTCAACTGTAAATGCTTGTCCCTGTGTTTGTTCGTATTGTCCTGTTTCCTGATTAAATGAGCGTTGTCTAACACTTACTTTGTCTAAGAAGTATGGATCTTGGGTTCGTTTTTGGTCGTATTCTAAACCACTAATGTGATATGTAATTAGCGGGGCACTCGGTAAACTATTAGGACTATTATTTCCTTGTATAGCAGAAACCATTCTACTACTATCACCATACTGTATAGGCACACGTATAACAATATCATTACCGGCAGGGTCTTTACCTTTTGTAACTTGCCAATCACTAAAAATTCTTGCAAATTGAATTAAGAATCTACGTATCTGATTGTCATAAAAATATTGTGCCATTGATTACCTTAATCTGTTTGTATTTTAAACAATGTTGACAATGATTGAATTTCAGGTATCGTGGTTCCGTCGGACAATGTAGTAACATTAGTGTTATTAATGAATGTATTTAGCTGTGAACCACCTTCGCTATCAAATCCTCCAGCTGGTCTATTATTGACACTTATCTTCACCCATAAATTACCATCATATCTATACATAATGTTAGGTAAATAATCAGTGCGTAAGAAGTAATCTCCTAAATTAGGATTTGACGGGAAAGTTATACCTGCTCTGAATGGTAATCCATTTGGTGCAGTACCATCACCTGTCATATTACCATCAGTGTATCCAAAACTCTCTGGACTATAACGAACTATCCATCTAAATCTAGGATCCGCATCAGCACGATAATCCATTTCGTTTGTATCAAGTAATGGACCACCGTTCATTGGCCAATCAGGTAATGTTATGTCCTCATCAGCTCCTGTATATATGTTGTCAGATGTACCATACGGTCTGTCAATTAAAGCTGTTGCAGTAGCGGCTAATACTAAATTAGGTTCTACTGGGCCTGAACCTGTATCAGTTCTTTCAGGAGCTATACTTGCTACTTCTAAGTTTACTTGCGTTAATGCTTTTAATAATTCACGACTACCTATAGGCATATCCCATATATCTTTCATAGCTGCCGCACCAATTCTTAGTACTGGCATTGAGTATAACAATGATATACTTCCCCTTGTTGGTACAGGATTAGTTTTTGGTACAACAACATTAACCGGTAGTGCAGGAGCACTACTTGCAGTTGGTACAAGATATAATTGACTTCTATCGTATCCTAATTTAGGCACAATACGTGCAGCCTCAGCAACCATAGCATCATTTATTGCAATGTTTTGATTATATCTACCTAATATATCTCTTAAGCTGTCTGCTGTATCTAATTGCCAATATGTGCTATTAGGAGGGGCGATTCCAACTGGAACGTTTTGTTTAGGGGTATAATTTTTATTACCAAAACTAACTACATACCCCGGTAAGTATGTAGCAGTCAAACTCCAATCTCCTAAATAATTATCTTTACTCACTGGTTCTTTCAATATATTACTAAATTCTTGACTATCAACTAGTGGCTCACATTTGATTCTCCACAAATGAGGATACCAGGTATTACTAAATCCTTCGCTTGCAAAGTTACCGTCTGTTATTTGATAATATCTACGCAAACTTGTAGGTATATCCTCGTTTAATGGATGATAGTCTGTCAGATGAGGCATCTCAATTACATCACCCACTATTAATTTACGACCTACAATATTAATCATGTCGTTATAATGTATAGTTACAAATATAACATCGTTATTTAGAAATAATCCAAACTGACTTAAGTCAAAATCTAAATTCTGTACATTATAATGACCACGTAATCTATAGATACTATCATCATATTTTCTATCACGATTTTCTAGGAATAATAGATCCTGAATGTTAGTTGGATCTAATGAATTATATCGGGGTTGTGACAGACTAGCAGTAGGTCCTGAATCAGGGACACCTAAATACTTATGTACATATAAATCTGTGGCTCCGACACTAAGCATTTCTGATATTGTTCTATCAAAAAATCTATAGTCGTTTCCCTTTTCCGAGCGGTATAATGATAACTTTGGCATAATATAGTATTTATCGCGGCTGTAATGCAAAAGTCTTACCTCTCAGAGGTTGACAAATAATGGATAAGGCTATATAATACTAAGTATTGTTTAACAGGAGTAAACTCAATGGCGATTCGTAAACACAAACAGACTGACGACCACTTTATCAAAGCACTTAATCCTAGGGATGCTGACCAAAAATACATGGGTGATGAACCGTTTTTTCCATTGCAACCCGATGACAATGGTAGAAAGTTAGCACTAACAAACAGTTTTACGTGGTATAATAGGTTTTACGGTAAAAAAGACGCAAAAGAATTATTGTGTCAGTATTTGGAACATCATAATCGCACAGCCGAAGCCAAACATGTGCGTAAAGTACATGAATCTGAATTTTTGATGACATTGTGCTGGTTGGCTAGAATGACAATGAGGGGTTTAGAACTTAGTGAGTATGAATCACTTACCCTAGAAAATGAAATAAGCCGATTATATAAATTAGTCAATAAACCAGAAGTAGTAGAAAAAGAACCAAGTAATCGCCCCAATATTCAAGACCTGATGAAAGAAAAGGCACGTGACGCCGCAGGAGAACTTGAAGGATTATTTGATGAGTATATTACATCAGGTGCACCTACAAAACACACATTGCGTCCTATTGATGAAGTAGCTAAGAAGAATGTAATGCCACAGCATATCAGCATTCTAGTTGAAGTTTGGAAAAAGAAACTAACCGAGTTTGAGGCTGTGCTTGATGGTAAAGATAGTCATTTAGTACAGGGTTATATTTTTCTATCTAAGACTCAAACAAAGAATATTATCAAATTTATTGAAATGGTATTAACTGACCTAAATAGTTATATTTCTGTTAAGAAAGCAAGTAAAGCACCTCGCAAACGTAAGGCAGTTCCTGTTGAAAAGATTGTTTCTAAACTTAAGTATTTGAAAGAACACAAAGATCCTGTTAACAAACTTGAACTGATTAGTGTGCATCCTACTAAGTTACACGGTGCAAGTGAGGCATGGGTCTATGATACTAATCGCCGCAAATTGCATCACTATATCGCAGACGAGTACAGCAAGAGTTTTACGGTAAAGGGTAATACATTGCTAGGATTCGACAACGCATCAAGTGAGGTCAAAACATTGCGTAAACCCGGTGAACAAATAAAAGAAATAATGGGTAGTAAGCCAGTTGCACGTAAATACTTTAAAGAAATTAAAGCAGTATCTACAGTCCCGAACGGTCGCTTTAATGAAAACATGATTATATTAAAGGCGTTCTAATGGATGTAGAAAAGCGAATGAAAGAAATGATGGAACCAATTGATAAATGTATTCAATTGACCGATGATGATGAAGATATGCTGATGTTAGCATGTGCAATGATGCATCGTGTAAGAGAAATATTTGACAATCAAATTGGTGTAGCAGGCAGAAAACAAATGTTTAAGGATTTATTAAAATGAATGTGGATTTGAACAAATATAGTGATTTTGTACAGGCTGTTACAAGCCAACCAAGCAACGACTTGACAACTTTCATGGACCGACTAGATGAACTAGACGGTAACTTTGACGATGCAACACAAAGTCATGGACCTGATATCAATGTACCTTTATTGCTTACCGCATGTCTAGGATTAGCCGCAGAGTCAGGTGAGTTTATTGAAATTCCAAAGAAGATTTTCTTTCAAGGTAAAGCACTTACTGATGATAATGTGTTTCACATGAAACGTGAACTCGGTGATATAATGTGGTACTGGATTAATGCTTGCAGGGCACTTCGCCTAGATCCGAATGATGTTATTGCTGAGAACGTAGAAAAACTAAAAGCACGATATCCCGGTGGTGAGTTTAACGTGTTCAACAGCGAAAACCGCAAATCCAACGATATCTGATTATGTTCGGTTCTCTAGATAAATAAGATATCTGGAGAATATTATGGCTGGTCTTAGCTTAAACGAATTAAAAGAAGAATTATTTCAAAGTTTGCGATATCGCTTGGGCGAGGGTATAATCGATTTAGAATTAGATCCTCCTCATTTTGAATCTGCATATAACTATGCTGTTAAGGTCTATAGACAACGTGCTCAAAATGCTACCGTAGAATCTTATACATTATTGTCCTTAGAGGCTCATGTTGATACATATACACTACCTAGTGAATTTATTAATGTTCGCCAAGTATTTCGCAGAACAATTGGATTAGAAACCGGACCAAGTTCCTCTAGCTTTGATCCATTTAGTAGTGCTATTCTTAATACATATTTGCTTAATTATAATTCTGCCGGCGGACTAGCAACATATGACTTTTATGCAGGCTATATTGAATTAGCCGCACGTATGTTTGGTGGATATATTGTATACACATTTAATCCAGTAACAAAAGAAATACGACTAGTTCGAAACATAAAAGGATCAGGAGAACAAATATTAATCTGGGCCGATACACAAAGACCCGAACAAGAATTGTTGCAAGATCCAGGCGCCGGAATTTGGATTGGAGATTGGACATTCAGTCAATTAAAAGGAATATTGGGTGAAGCACGTGAAAAATTTGCTACTATTGCTGGCCCGGGAGGCGGAACTTCATTAAATGGTACAGCATTAAAAGCTGAAGCCAAAGCAATGCAAGACCAATTAATAGAAGATTTAAAACGTTATGTGGATTATAGTCAGCCACTAACTTGGGTACAAGGTTAATAACATTATATGAGAGCAACTGAGTTTATTACGGAACTATTTCGCCCCGGTAATCAAAACTGGAAGTGGAATCGACAATCCGAGGAAGAGGCAGTTGCAAATTTTACTGTGGGCGAAAGAAAGTATGTATGGTCAGCCTACAGTCATCACCGAGATGATAAGCCAGAAACATGGGAAATACAATTTCGTTTAATTAGAGACTTATTCGATCCTGAAAAATTATCACTATTTGGCACAACAGGTACAGGTAACTCAGCAGAAGTAATGTCAATTGTAGTAGACATATTTCGTGAATTTTTACAAGACTACGGTGATAATGTGCAAAAAATTATATTTGATGCAAAAGAAACCAGTCGCATAGCATTATACACAAAAATGGTTAATCGTTTAATACCCAATTGGGATTTGGAACAAGAATATAGTCCGGATTTGGGATTAAGATTTATATTAACTAATCCAAAACAAAGGTAACCTAATACTTTACTTTTGTCACACTCCTGTAGTATAATATGCTATAGGAGTTTTGTTTTATGATTATAGGTATTACAGGGTTTATTGGTAGCGGCAAAGACACTATTGCTGACTATCTAACTACATTTCACGGATATAAACGAATTAGTTTTGCAGGCACTCTTAAGGATGCTTGTGCTTCTGTGTTTGGATGGGACCGCGATCTGCTAGAAGGTACTACAAAATCTAGTAGAGAATGGCGTGAGCAAGTAGATCCATGGTGGAGTGAACGATTGGGTATACCTGAACTTACTCCTAGATGGGTGTTACAACAGTGGGGCACAGAGGTATGTCGTGAAGGTTTTCATAATGACATCTGGGTAGCAAGCGTTGAAAATCAACTACGAAAAGCTAAGGATAATATTGTAATTACAGATTGTCGTTTTGATAATGAAGTAAATGCTATTAAAAATGCAGGTGGTATCACGATGAGAGTTGAGCGAGGAGAAAGACCCAAGTGGTATGATTCCGCGGTTAATTATAATAAAGGACCAAATAGTAATGCATTGTGGTCAATAAGTAAATCAAAATTAGACAGACTGAAAGTACATGCAAGTGAATATAGTAGCGTGGGTCTAGACTATGATTTCTATATAGATAATAATGATACCATTGACAAATTACATAAACAAATAGAAGATTTAATCAACTTGTAAATCTCCTCTTTTCCAATTTACCTGAGTCTTTTTCACAACTTCAACACAATTTAAGCATATGGTTCTTAAATTAGAAAAATTAACATTTTCTAAGCTACCATCTATATGATAGACAGTGGTCTGACTAGGATACAGACTTTTAAAACCACATAAGTCACATGTGGTTTTTTTCTTATATGAACTTTTTTGCCAAGTAGCTGTTCTTGGTTTTAACTTCTTTTTCTTTCTACCGCATTCATCACAACTACCGCGATAATGTGTAGTATCATTGCGTTTGTAGTTTATCGCACAATAATTCTTATTACAAATTTTACACACAGGTCTCATGTGTTTATTTAGTACAGAAACCTTCGAAGGCACGGTTATTCGTGCCTTTTTTAGTATATTCGCTAAATATAACTATGATAGGTCTTAAAGCCTTATAATTATAACTTAAAGGAAAACAACATGGCACTAAGTTCACCAGGCGTAGAAGTAACAATCATTGACCAAAGTCAATATTTACCAGCTGCCTCAAATTCAGTCCCCCTAATATTAATAGCAACAGCAAATAATAAAGCTGATGCCGCTGGTACTGGTACTGCTATTGCAACAATAGCATCAAATGCTAATAAATTATATCAGGTAACAAGTCAGCGTGATTTGATTAATTTATACGGTAGTCCATTCTTCTATAAAACAACGAATGGAACAAGTATTCATGGTTACGAATTAAACGAATATGGATTATTGGCTGCGTATTCATTATTGGGTACTACCAATCGTGCTTACGTTTTACGTGCTGATATTGATTTAGGAAGTTTAGTAGGTCAGTTATCACGCCCACTTGGTCCACCGGATGATGGTACATATTGGTTAGATACAATAAATTCATTATGGGGTATCTATGAATTTAATAGTACCTTAAATAAATTTGTCAATAAAGAACCAATGGTAATAGTTGATAGTGTTAATATTCTTGACGACATGCCAAGAGACAGAATTGGCAACATCGGTGATTACGCAGTAATTCCAGGACAAACAATTTATGGTCAATTGTACAATAGCACTTTCTTTTATAAAACAAAAGATAATCAGTGGGTTCCGGTTGGATCTAGAGAATGGAAAATATCAAACCCTACAGTAACTGCTACTCTAACACCACAACAATTAAATGTGGGAGACTCATTTACCATTAACGCAGACGGAGACTATCTAATTAGTATTGTTGTTCCTTCTTCTCCAAATAACACAGTTACAGGTATTGCTAATTTGATTAATAGCAAGGGTGCATCAGATTTGTATGCTACTTCATCTGGTAATATTTTGAAGATTTATTATGGTGAATATGGAATTGAAAAATCAATTACATTGAACATTGGTGCTGGTACTGTCTTAGATGCATTAGGTATTGATGCAGGTAGATATTTTAGCCCAGAAGTAGTATTTGGTACAAGCGCCCAAATGCCATTATGGACAACTAGTCAAGATAATCCTCGTCCAACCGGATCACTTTGGATCAAAACGAGCGCGGCTGGTAATGGTATGGATTTTGCTTTGTCTAAGTATTCAGCAAGAACAGCATCATTCAATACAGTAAACGTAGGGAAATATTCTAATGAATTACATGCTACATACGATTTAGATTCCTCTGGTGGAAAATCTATTCCTACTGATACGGTGATTGCTTTAGTAGGCACAGGTACTCCTGAGTCAGCAGTAATGTTCTATAGAAGATTGACAACTGGACCTACAGTTGTAACTAGTTCATTAACAAATCCAACAATAACACAAAATTCTACTTTAAAAGTTGGTGTTTCTTTACCGGGAACAAATGCATCTAGTAACGCATATATTATTTCAATGACCGGTACTACCGCATCTAGTTTTGTATTAGATTGGGCGGCTGCTCAAATCCCTTATACAACTGCAATGGTTACATCTGACGGAGCAATTCAGCTAACTCATACATTGGGTGGTGAACTTGTAATGAATGATTTAAACGCTGCCGGTCAAAGTAATGGTTTGATTAATCAATTAGGATTTACGCATACTATTACAGTTGGTGCTAGAAGAGGTAGTTTAGACACATATGCAAATTCATCATTAAATCAAGATGCTACTAGTGGAAGTGGTACTGGTGCTATATTCAGTATCAGAAATTCTAGAGGTCATTACTATATTGATGGCGCTAACGGTGGAACAGGCTACGTAGCAGGTGATGAAATTACAATTATTGGTAGTAAGTTAGGCGGAACAACTCCAGCTAATAACTTAAAACTTACTGTAGTTCAAGTTACTTCAGGTGGTATTACATCAGTAGCATTCAAGTCAGGAACTGCATATACACTTTATTTTACAACATTATCAAATTGGGTAGATTTAGAGTATACTGCTAACGAAGGTGCACCAAGTGCATTGCCGTTAACTGGCGCTAAGTGGTTCTATAGTACTGGTACAGAAATTGATATTATGGTCAAAAAGGGTACAACATGGGTAGGATACAAAACTACAAACTATGATAGTTTAGGAAATCCTACTAACGTGGGTACAAACGCTACTGATCCAACTGGTATAATTTTACAAACTACAAAACCTTCACAACAGACAGACGGTACTCCATTAGTTTATGGTGATTTGTGGTTAGATGCTAGTGATTTAGAAAATTACCCTGCATTAAGTCGCTGGGAAGAAATTGACGGTGTGGATCAATGGCTAGCTATTGACAACACTGACCAAACAAGTAATAATGGTATATTATTTGCTGACGCACGTTGGGCAACTAATAATTATACTGACCCGGTAAATGATCCTATCCCAAGTATTAGCAGTCTATCACTGAGCAATTATGTTGATTTAGATTGTCCTAACCCAGCATTGTATCCACAAGGTATGATATTATTCAATACACGCCGTTCAGGATATAATGTAAAAGAGTTTAGAAGAAGTTACTTTACACAAGCTAACTATCCAGGTGCTAGCTTACCAACTCATCCTTATACATGGGTATCAGTAAGTGGATTGAAGGAAGACGGCGCGGCATATATGGGTCGTAAGGCACAACGTAACATGGTTGTACAATCATTGAAGGCAGCAATCGGTACTAATATGAGTATCCGTGAAGAAGATTCATTTATGAATCTAATGGCTACCCCGGGATATCCAGAACTAATGCCTGATATGGTTACATTAAACAATGACCGTAATAATACTGCATACATCGTCGGTGATACACCGTTGCGTTTAGCAGACCAAGCAACTGATATTTTAGCATGGGCTAATAACACTATAGGTGCAACAAGTTCAGGTGAAGATGCTATGGTAACACGTGATACATATCTTGGTGTATTCTATCCAAGCGGTATTACAACAGACTTAACAGGTGCTTCTGTTGTAGTTCCGGCAAGTCACATGATGTTACGCACATTCTTACGTAATGATACTGTTGCTTATCCTTGGCTAGCGGCAGCCGGTGTACGTAGAGGTACAATTGACAATGCTACAAATATTGGATACTTAGATTCAATTACTGGTGAATTCAAAACTGTTAAGAATCGTATGAGTATTCGTGATGTATTGTACACTAATCAAATCAATCCATTAGCATTCTTCACAGGCGTAGGCTTGTTGAATTATGGTAATAAGAATACATTTGATTCACAAAGTGCGTTAGACAGAACAAACGTATCACGTTTAGTATGCTACATTCGTGAAAGACTACAGATTGCGGCTCGTCCGTTCGTATTCGAACCTAACGATTCACTAACACGTAGTCAATTGACCGGTGTAGTACAATCATTATTCATTGACCTAGTTGCAAAACGCGGTTTATATGACTATTTGGTTGTTTGTGACGAGAGTAACAATACACCCGCAAGAATTGATAGAAACGAACTATGGGTAGACGTTGCAGTGGAGCCAGTTAAGGCTGCTGAATTCATCTATATTCCGGTACGTATTATGAATACTGGCGAGATAAATGGATAAAAATAAGTCCCCGGCAACGGGGATTTATTATAGATAAATAATAATATAGGAGAAACACAAAATGGCAACAGCCTCAAATTCACTGTTTAATATGACAGTAGGTTCAGATAACACCCCTAGTTCTCAGGGTTTGTTAATGCCTAAATTACAATATCGTTTCAGAGCATTGTTCCTAAATTTCGGTGTTGGTGGTTCTACACAAGAATTAACAAAACAAGTAATGGACATTCAAAGACCCAACGTGTCATTTGAAGAAGTTACACTAGACATTTATAACAGCAAAGTATATCTAGCTGGTAAACATGCATGGCAAGAGACACAAATTAACTTGCGTGATGATGCGGCAGGAAACGTCAGTAAACTAGTTGGTCAACAATTACAAAAGCAATTTGACTTTGTTGAACAAGCAAGTGCGGCAACAGGACAAGATTATAAATTTCAAATTAATTATGAAATATTAGACGGTGGTAATGGTGTATTGGTTCCAAACGTTTTAGAAGCATGGGAATTGTATGGCTGCTTTATTAAATCTGCAAACTACAATAACTTAGATTATAAGAGCAATGAACCAGCAACAATTCAGTTAAGTATTCGTTTTGATAATGCAATACAAAGCCCATTGAGTTCGGGTCTTGGTGTACAAGTTGGTCGTGCATTTGGTGGCGGATCGGTAACTGGTATCGGCTCATCAAGATAATAAATGGCAAACGGCTTCGTTGAAAATCTATTAACCGACGCCGTAAAGGGATTTTTCGGTAATGATTACTTGCGTGATTACACTCACGCAAGTAAAACCTTTCTACCAGACACACAAGCATATTCCCCTAGATTTAAATTTTTATTTCATGTATATTTTGATATAAATGACGGAATCAGTAGCGCAAATGTTCCAAACATTCCAGAAGATCATAACTATGGTCTAGCAGTAAAAACAGTACAACTTCCTAAATACAGTTTTGATGTACACACTATGAATCAATACAATCGTAAACGTATTGTTCAAACTAAAATAAAATATGATCCAGTTAATATAACAATGCATGACACTAATAGTGGATTGATTACTAAGTTATGGCATGCGTATTATACATATTATTATAAAGATGGTGTTCAGCCTGACCCATTAAATGCTCAAAAGAAAGCTAGTTTCGTAGGCGCAAGATCCCCTGCAAATAGAAACGGCGTGAATAATATTGATATAAACAAACGCAATTTATATCAAAAAGATATATCTAATAGTGACGATTGGGGTTATGTCGGTGAACCTCAAAGTCTAACGCAAGGCGAAGAATACAAAGTTCCGTTCTTTAGAGCAATAAACATATATGGTTTTAATAATCACAATTTTACATTGTACAGACTGATAAATCCTATAATTGAAAGTTTCACACATGATACTTACAATTATGCTGAAGGTAGTGGTGTCATGGAAAATACAATGACATTACAATATGAAACTGTACAATATTATACTGGTGCAGTAGATGGTAAGAAACCAGAAGAGATTGTTAAAGAATTTGGTTCATTAGGGCATTATGACAAAACGGTAAGTCCTATTGCTGCCGCAGGTAGTAATGGTAGTATTCTTGGTCAAGGTGGATTACTTGATGGTGCCGGTGGAGTAATGGATAAACTTGCTAGCGGTGATTATATTGGTGCTATTAAACAAACAGGACAATTAACAAAGACATTCGCACAACCCGGTGCAATAGTTAATGCTATTAAGGGTGATGCATTTGGTGCGGCTAGTGATTATTTAAAAGGTACGCCTAATAGGAATGTCAATTTTGGCTTCCCATCACCTAGCTCATTAATAAATAATGCACAAACCAGTCTGACACAAGGTATAGGCAAATCAACCGGATACTATCCAAAAGACTACACAGGACCAAGATAATATGGGTAATACATTAGATGCACCAAAGTCAATATTAGACAACACTGTTAAAATATTTGATAGTTATTATAATTCTGATATAGTCATAGATGCTAACCAGTATGAGATAGTAAAGAGTTATTTTTTTGACGTTAGCAAAAGTGAAAATATTTCTAGTAATTTTGCATCAATGATTTTCAGAATATCAAATATTACCGGTGATAATCCCTTAGACTTAATTGAGTATATGAAGGGTAATGCAAAGACTAAAATAGAAGCCAATGCTACGATGATATTTTATCTAAATGCTATAAAAAGCAAAACAGCATTGTATGGTATAAGTGTAGTACCACAACCCAATGATAACGTTCAACGTAACGTTTTAATTTAATGGCTAACTATGCACAGGGTATATTCATACCCACAAATCTCGAAAAATATATAGGTAAACATCGCCCTAAATATCGAAGTGGTTGGGAATTAACTTTCATGCAATTTTGTGATAAAAATAAAAATGTATTAAAGTGGGCAAGTGAAGCTATAACTATCCCCTATCGCCACCCGCTAACAGGTAAAATGGCTAACTATATCCCTGATTTTTTTATAGTTTATGAAAATAAATTTGGAAAGCAACAGGCTGAGGTTGTTGAAATTAAACCTAAAAAACAAAGTTTAATTGAAAGTAAGGTAGCAAATGCCCGTGACAGGGCCGTAGTAGCAGTAAATCATGCTAAGTGGGCAAGTGCTAAAGCATATTGTGCCCACAACAAGTTTGTATTCAGAGTTATCACAGAAGAAGATTTGTTTAGAAACGGTTCACGCAAGTAATAAATACTACTATTATAGGATAGTAGAATGACAAAAAAGTTAGAAGAATTATTTGAACTACCGAAAGACGAAAGTGAGGTCAACGATGATTTCATTGAAAACGCAGAAATTCAAACATATACACAAGAAGCCTATAGTAATTTAGAAAAAATTGAGAACGCATTACCACAAGTGCGTGGACTAGAAGCCAGCGATACTGAAATGGATGAACTAGCGGAATTAGCTAAGAACAGCTATAAAGACTTGATGGATTTGGGAATGCAAGTCGATAGTCGTTTTGCTAGTGAAATATTTAATAGTGCTGGTACAATGTTGGGTCATGCTATTACTGCTAAGACAGCTAAAATCAATAAGAAATTAAAAATGATTGATTTGCAGATGAAAAAAGCACAATTAGACCATAAAATATCTAGTAAAACTGAAGAAATTGAAAATACCCCATTGGGCGAAGGCAATTTATTAGATAGAAATGAATTACTAAGATCCATATTGGCAAGCAAAAAAACGTAATAAAGATAAATATTATATAGGAATAATACAATGAAAAGCCTTCGTCATTACCTAACAGAAAGTGTTAGAACTTACAATTATACTATCAAAATCGCCGGCGATGTTGATAAAAACTTCTTTGACATGTTCACTTACAATCTAAGTAAATTTGATCCCGTCAAGATTGAAGATCCAAAGACGACTCCGATTCAAAAAGATCCATATGGATTTCCTGAATTAGAGAATCAGATGATTCATATTATTAAAGCTGAATTCAAATATCCTGCAACTGAACCAATGATTCAACAAGTTGCACAACAATTAGGATGCAATATAAACAATGTCAGAGTTACGACAACTGATTATAATGATAGCATTAATGCAGAGAATGACAGATATTCCAATGAAGATAGAAGCGACAAACCGTTATTGACAAATCCAGAATTACTTGATGACGGTAAGCAAGCTAATAAAGATTATGCAAATCAATACTTGGACAAGGTATTACCTAAGAGACCAAGTATTGATATTCCATATGAGGGCAAGAAAACTCCAACAGCTCCTAACAAGAGTAAAGAAGGAATGCAAACACAAAGCCCCATGAGTAAAATTAATCTTCCACCAAAACCAGCAACAGGAGCACGTAAATGATTGACTTTAATTCTAGCCAACTAACATGGATTTTAATTGGCGCTTGTAGTATGGGCGGTACAGGGTATTTAACGATGGACAGTAAAATTGCAGAGTTAGATACTAAAGTTGAAGTAAATAGTGCAAAAATGGATGATATGAAAACAACGTTTGCTGAACTACAAAAACAACTGACTCGCATGGAAGATAAATTAGATAGAAAACAAGGATTAAAATAATGAACTTGAGAAGCCTACTACAAACAATGTACACCATTAGTGAGGGTGAAACAAAAGAAACTCCTACAGGTCGTGAGCATAAAGGTACTTATGGTTCCAGTCATGGCAAAGAAGATGTCCGTGACCAATATGGACATAAAGTTGGTAAAATAAATAAAGGTGCGGCAGATAAAAAGAATGATGCTCCTAAAAAGCGTGGACGCCCTACTAAGGCGGCTAAAGATTCTACTGGCGCAGATATCAAACATGACACCTCTGGTATCCAAGCGATGCTAGGTAAAAAGCCAAACAATGAAGTTGGTAAAAAATCTGTTAAGCATAGTTTAAAAGATTGGATCGAAGCATCTGAACAAAAATCACTAAATGAAGATGGTCAGTATGTTACAAAGCCTATCCCACAACAAAATACACAATTACAACAAGTAATTGGTCCAGATGGTAGACCGGCATTAAATCAACCTATTCCAACTAGCGCGGCTCTACGTGTTGCTAGTGCATTAAGTTCCGGTGATAGTTCACAGGGTATGACGGAAGAAGGTAAAGGTCTATGGGCTAATATACATGCCAAACGTGAACGTATTAAAAATGGTAGCAGTGAACGTATGCGTAAGCCGGGTAGCAAAGGAGCCCCGACTGCTAGTGCATTGAAAAAATCAGCAACAGAAGGGGAAGAAATCAGTCTGTCTAACCCTGGAAAATTTAGCAATCAAGAACATAAAGATAATCTGAATCAACGATACGGACAACCCGACTTGAACACATCTCGTATGAATAAACAACATCAGGACTTCTACGATAAAAATCCTAGTTTCAAACAAAGTGGAAAAGAAACTGTTTCCTTAGGTGACCGTCGTCTTGCTTCAAAAGTTGAGCCAGCAGTGACTGATACAAAAGTAGGACGTATTCCAATGAGTACACCTGGTGGTAGTACAGGTCGTGGCGGCGGCACAGGACTTGGTGGTAGAAGACCAGGCGATGATAATAGATTGAATCCATTAAAGTTGGAAGCCGCAGAAAAGAAAACAATGAGTCGTGCTGCCAAAGGACATGAAAAGTACGGTAAAGAAGGTATGCAAGCATTAGCTAAAGCAGGACGTGATGGTGCTAGTGAAAAGAAATTAGATACTATCCGTAACAAGTATGACAAGTATGACAATGAAGTATCAGAAGCAAAAGATTTACCAGGTGATCAAGATAACTTAGATGTTGCACCACCAAAAGGTAAATTAACTAGTGCTGACTTCAAAGCACTACGTACTAAAAAGAAAGTTAAAGAAAGTTTAAGTTTCAATGAAATGATGGGTGAAACCAATGATGAAATGCAAGATATGTTGGCTGAATTACAACAAGATATTGAGCATTTCAATACAACAGGACATTGCAGTGATAAACTTCAAGCATTTTTAAACATACACGGTCATGCTAAAAAGAAAATGACTGATGAAGGTCAGCATACACAGCATTATTTAGATGCTAATAAACCAAGTATAGTAAGACAACATGCTGAAATTGCACAAGCACCAAAACAGCATACTCCGTGGAAGGCTGATCCGATCAGTGCTGCCAGTAATATGGCTACTGATGTAGCCCAATCAATGGGTAAAAAAACTAGTGGTTTCTTAAAAAGTTTAAGTCCATTTAGTATGACAGAAAGTAAAAATATGATAGATATTCAATTAGAAAATTGGGAAAAAGAATTAAATTCTTTATTAAATGAAGGCATTACTGTATCAAGCAGTACTGGTCAACAAGGTAGTCCTGATTCAGTAAGTATCAATGCTACTGATGCAGATGCACAAGAACTATTGTCTATTGTTAGACAAGCTGGTCTAGGTGTATTTGGTGGTGATAAACCACAAAGCAATTACGGTGCACCTATGCATGACAATCCATCAGGTCACGGAACAGAGCCAGAAATGTCTCCTACTGTAGTTGGTGATGATAGTGACATGCTAGCATTGATTAAAAAAATGACTGGCATTAGCATAGGTGGTGAAGAAGGTTCTATGGATGGCGGTCATGGTAGTGACTACGAAGATGAAGAAGGTTCCGAAGATACAGCACTACAACCAGCTGATAGTGATGAAGAACATGATTCAGGTGAAGAGTCTGAAGAAGGTGATGAAGAGGAAGTAGATGAAAATCTAGTACCTGTACCAAATCCTAGCGGAGCATCTAGTGCAGATGACGCTAAACGTCTAGGAGGAATGATGCCAAAACCAGCTGGATCTAATAGAGATCCTATATCCGAATTAACAGCGGAGTATCCAGGTGGTAGCACACCGCTTCCGGAAGATGAAGTTGAAGAAGGTAATGAATTCAGTGGAAATCGTGCTGATGCTATAAAAAACCACCAAGACAATTTTGAAGTTGATGGTAAAAAATACCCAGTTAAAGAAGATGAAATAGAAGAAGGTCATGACCATGAAACGTGCAACGAATGCGGGTCAGCAATGTATGAAGGTCACACATGCGGTGACGAACAAGTAGAAGAAGGATATGCTAATGAGACTGGTCATGAAGAATTAGCGCAATTAAAAGCACTATTGGGTATGGGAAATGATATGCATAGACCTAAAAATAGTCAAGCTACAGGTAACGTTCAAAAAGTTACAATGGAAACAAAACTGATGAAACAATCTAGTGATTTATTAGTAGATTTTAGGAAATTAAGCGGAATAAAATAATAAAAATCCGCATTTTTAATAACCCGGTTCGCCGGGTTATTTTTTGGTTATTGCTATTTAGTTAAATGATAAATACTAGATAAGGTGATATAGATATGGCACAACAAAATATTGATTTTGGTTCTTTCCCAAATGATCCGGGGGCGGATGCGATAAGAACCGCTTTCGAAAAAGTACAACAAAATTTTACAGACTTATATACAACTACTATTTCGTCAGGTGTAACACAAGTTATTACAGGTCCTGGCCTTGGACAAAATAGACAGACCGGTACTATAACGATATCTGCAAACATTCCCAATATTTCGATACAGACAAGTACGAACTTACGTATTGGAGTAGGGGTAGCATCGGGTAATACTGCTACTATTAGTAGTTGGGCTACACCGTTTGTAATAGATTTATCAAGTAATATAGCAACAGCAAATGCAACAATTGGTAATATAACAGTTGCTAATTTAAACGTAACAAATCGTGTCACATCAAGTTTAGTTCCCAGTATAGATGTAACATATAATTTAGGTAGTCCAACAAGACGTTGGAAAGATTTGTATCTAAGTGGAAACACAATTGATCTGGGCGGTTCATTAATTTCTGCAACAGGTGGTGTTGTAAGTGTGCCGTCATTGACAGCAATAACAGCAATAACTTCACCAAGTGTAATTGCAACTAGCGTGGTGACTCCTACTATTACTATTGGTAATTTAAACATAACCAATAATGGTTACAATATTATAATGCCAGCACTACAAGTTGGTAATACTGTTTTAAATCCTAGTGGTCTTACTGTAAGTGGAAACGTAAATGCAGGTAATGTATCTGCCGGCTTTATTCAAGGAGAACTAACTACATCAAGTCAACCGGGTATTACAACTGTTGGTATATTAGAAGGATTAACTGTCACTGGTGACATGACTACTGGTAATATGATTATTACTGGTAGTACTACAGTGGACGGTAATGTCTCTGTCACTGGTGCATTTAGTGCTCCTACTATTACCGGTAACGTTATTATCCCAGCCGGCTCATCATTACAAGCTCCGGGTTCAACCGGACAGATTACATTTAATGATGGTGGTAACTCTGCGGCGGTTCCCGGATTAACTTTTGATAAGACTAGTAATCTATTAAGTATTTCAGGTAATGTATCAGGTGGAAACTTAGTATCAACCGGTGCATTAAGTTTAACTAAAGATGCAAACATCGGCGGTAACGTTAAATCAGCTAATTTATTAACAGGTCGTGTTGAAGCGACCAGTATCATATCATCCGGTGGTAGTAATGTTGTATTAGATCCTGCAGGTACAGTAAGTGCTATTGGTAATATTAGTGGTGGCAATATATCAACCACCGGAACAGTTTCAGCTAACGTAATAGGTGTCACTACATTAAATGCTAGTGGTAATGCAACTATTACAGGTAATGCAACGGTAGGCAATATATCAACCACCGGAACAGCTAGTGTTGGATTACTATCTAGCGGTAATGCAACTGTCACCGGTAATATATCAGCTGGTAATTTGTCATCTGATGGATTTGCTAGTATTGGCGGAACAATAACTGCTGGTAATTTATCAACTGGTGGATTTGCTAGTGTTGGTAGTTTATTAACTAGCGGTACTGCTAACGTTGGATTATTAGTATCTACCGGTGGTGCCAATATAACAGGTACTGTTACAGCAGGGGCAATCAGTACTGGTAATTTATCTGCGGCTAATCTTACTACCGATGGCAATTTAACTGCTGCCAATGTTAGTGTTGGGCTTGGTACTATTGCCGCAGGAAATATTAATACAACCGGTAGACATACTACAAACGAACTTGTTGTTAGTACTAATGCTAATATTCAAGGTACACATCGTGCATTGATAGGATTTACTACAGGGACTCATACTGCTGGTAATTTCTTTACATCAGGTGAATCAAATGTTGGTAGTCACAAAGCAGGTAGTAGTATTACTACCGGATTACATACTGCAAGCATATTACAAATTGATACTAATGCAACAATCACTGGTAACGGTAGTCTTGGTAATGCAAGTATAGTAGGATTATTAACCAGTCTTAATGCAAATATTACCGGAACACACTCTGCAACTACTACAGTAACTAGAGGTACTCATACCGCAAATACATTAACGGTTAACACAAATGCTACCATCACCGGTAATAGTAGTCACGGTAATATAAACGTTCTTGGGTTACATACTACCGTAGACGCAAACGTAACCGGATTACATAAAGCCGCAACAAGCGAAACAGTAGGTACACATACTGCACGTGATTTAAAAATTAACGCTGATGCTGAAATTACTGGTAATAGTACTCACGGTAATGCAAGTGTCATAGGTACATTAACTACTAATGATGCCAATGTTACGGGAACTCACTCCTCAACTACTACTATAACTAGAGGTACGCATACCGCAAATACATTAAGTATTAATTTAAATGCATCAGTGGCCGGCACACACACTGTAGGGACTGCAGGTGCTAATGTTGTAATGACTGGCGGTAATTTAACAATGACTGGCAGACATACTACTACCAATGCAAACGTAACCGGCATACATTTTGTAGGTGATAGTTCTAGTAACGTTGTAATGACTGGTGGTAATTTAACAATGACCGGTCGACATACTACTAGTAATGCTAACGTCACTGGTACACATTATGTAGGTAATTCTACTGCTTATACTAGTATGAGTGCAGGTAATCTTAATATGACCGGTACACACACAGCTGGTTATATTGTTATTGACAATGATAGTGAAACTAAAGGCAAACATAAGGCATTAAACTTGCAAGTTACAAATAATGCTAACTTTGATGCAAGTATGTTTGTTACAAATGATGCTAACGTTGGTAGTATGAAAGTCAGAGGAGATCATACTGTAAACGGTAATGTTATTTCAGATAAATTTAGCGGTAACACTGCGACATTTGGTAGTACACCCGGGGCTGCCGGAACTAGTTTAACAGTTAACGGTGTATTGTCATTGCAAGGTAATGCAAGCATTGGTAATATTACTGCTATTAATAGTGTTACTGGTGGTATTATTTCTCTTACTGGAAATGCAACCGGTACTGCACTAGTAGCGGCTGGATTAGTACGTGTGGGCGGAAAACATTCAGTAACACAAGAAATTACAGTCGGGGTATCAGTCTCAGTATCACAAGCTACTGCAGCCGGAGGTATAATAACATTAACATTCGCAGACCAAGGTATTGCTCCTTTCTATGTTGGACAAAAAATAGTATTAAAGAGTTTTGTACCAATCGGATATAATTTAGAATATACTGTACTAACTTGTAACACAACTACAGTAACAATGGCAGGAACAAATGGTACTATTACAACACTGGGCACGGTAGAATCAAGCGGTAATGGTTTAGTAGTTAGTGGTAATCTTGTTGGTGGCAGTATGATTCTTGCCGGTAGCCACAATGTTAGTGGTAAAATCACTGGTCAAAATGGATTGGATGTAACGTCCGGGGTAGCTAATTTCCAAGGTGGATTAAAATCATTAGATGGTACATTTACAGGTAAAGTAGACATTAACGGGAATACATCACTGTATGCTAACGGTGATGTTGCTGGTAAAATATTTACTGCAACATTGTTTACTGGTAATGGTTCAAGTATAACTAATTTGAAGGGGGTAAATATTGATAATAGCAGTATTGATGCTACTCTTAAATTAACTAACTTAGCAACTGCTGTTTCTACATTAAGTGTTGCAAGTGCTACTAGTTCAGGTAATATAACAACAGTTAACGGGTTACCTTCAGGTGTATATACTAATATTACTGGTGTCGGAACATTAGGTAGTTTAACATTGGGTGGTGCATTTAGCAGTAATAGTACTGTTACTGCTACTAGCTTTAGTGGTGATGGTGCAAGTTTATCTAACGTAGTTGCAAAAAGTGTCGCAGCCGCAAATATTACCGGACAATCTGGTATGTGGAAATCATCACTTCGCCCAGGCGCAACACGATTATATCGTTCCGAGGATAATAGCAATTATAATTTACAAAATTATTGGACAGGTACACATTGGTTCTTGCGTGGATATCAAGGTGATGTAGATGCTACATCAACTACAACTATACATGCTGAGGTGAGAGTAGGTTATGCTGACAGTGCAGGTAGTGCGGGTAGTGCGGGTAGTGTACCGTGGACTGGTGTGACAGGTAAACCTACTTCTTTAAGTTCATTTACGAATGAGCCAGGATATTTAACAACACAGTATACTCCACCACAAGCAATTGGCACCGGTGCTAGTGTTCAATTTAGTTCTTTGGGCATTGGTACCGCACCCGTGTCAGCCGGACAAATTCATGCTACTAACAATATTACTGCGTATTATTCTGATGACAGATTAAAAACTAAACTTGGTAATATTGAAAATGCACTAGATAAGATTGATGAACTAAGTGGTTTCTATTATGAAGAAAATGAATTAGCAGAGTCATTAGGGTATACTAAACATCGTCAAGTTGGTGTGTCCGCACAACAAGTTCAAACACAACTTCCTGATTGTGACATAGTTGTACCCGCACCAATTGACAATAAATACTGGACTGTACATTATGAAAGATTAATTCCATTATTAATTGAAGGTATCAAAGAACTACGTGCAGAAGTTAAAGAAATAAAAAATACATTGGAAGGTAAAAAATGATAACAGTAGAATTATTACAAAAATTGTGCCCAAAGACTAAAAAGTCAGTACTTGAATTATATGCAATACCATTGCATGAGGTAGCAGAATATTATGATATGTATGATAACATGCATCGTGCGGCTGCATTCGTTGCACAAACTGCACATGAGTCAGGTGGTTTTAATTTCGTTAAAGAAAATTTAAACTACAGTGCTAAGGGTTTGATGGGTACTTTCAAAAAATATTTCCCCACAGAAGAATTCGCAAAACAATATGAACGTAAGCCTGAAAAAATTGCTAATCGTGTATATGCCAATCGTATGAGTAACGGTGATGAGGCCTCAGGTGATGGTTATCGTTTCTGTGGACGAGGGTTAATACAACTAACCGGTCGTGCTAATTATACTAAATTTGCAGAAGATCTGGGTATCAGTATTGAGGAAACAGTCGAATATCTAGAAACTCCCGCAGGTGCAGTATCTAGTGCAGGTTGGTTCTGGGATAATAACAATTTAAATAGCATCTGCGATAAAGATGATTTTGTTTTGTTAACTAAACGCATTAACGGCGGTACAATTGGTTTAGAAGATAGAAAACATCATTACCATATAGCGTTAGATTTACTAGAAGGACATTAATATGTCAGAGCCAACATGGCATACCCCATCCGGAGATTTAGGTAAATATTCTAGTAACCAACCATTAAAAATACAATTATCTGCATTTCCTGTATCTCCTGCAACACGCATTCATTATGAAGTTGTAAGTGGGTATCTACCTGAAGGTGTTGACACCAAACCAGTACAAATTGAATTATATAGTGGTTACTTAACCGGTACTCCAAAAGTTATTGCTACCGAAACTATATTCAACTTCACAGTAAGGGCAATAGACGAATTTAATAATATAGCCGATAGAACCTTCTATGTTACTTTAGTAGGATCCGGAGCTCCTAAATTTACTACTAAACCCGGTAAGATATTAGATGTAGTAGATAGTATATTTTTTGACTATCAAATACAATATCATAATGATATTCCTGAACTTGAAACAGTAATATCATTAGCAGCCGGATCATTGCCCCCGGGCCTACAGCTATTGTCAACTGGTAGAATATTGGGTTACCCTAGAGCACCTTTATTATTCGATGGCAGTCCCACTACTAGAACGTATACATTCACGTTGCAATTATTCAATTCATTGGGAATTGATAATGTAACATACTCTATTGGGGTAAAAAATCACAGATTAAATAATCCACCCAACTCTAGAAATCCGGCAATATTAAATTCAACCCCGTTAGTATATCCAATATCAAAAACAGATAGTTACTATAATTATTATTTACCACCCAATGGCATGTTACCAGATTTCACAACAGGTGATTTCTTTTCATTTAAAGTAATAGGGCATGATTTTGATAATAATCAAATAACGTACAAGTACTTAAAACTTCCACCTGGTTTAACCGGAGATGTAACTACAGGATGGATAACAGGTACGCCAACACTGCCAGCAGCCGGTTTAGTAAATTATGAATTTAGTGTAGTAGTACAAAAAGCCACTAACGAATTTATTAATAGCGGGATACACACTTTTAAACTCACTGTTATAAATCAAGTTGCCAGAGACATTCAATGGGTTAGTTCAAGTGACTTAGGATCTATCAATAACGGTGCTATAAGTCAGTTATACGTGCAAGCCTCATCTAACTATACGTTAAAATATAAAATAGAATATGGTAGTCTACCGTTACATTTAGAATTATTAGACACCGGTGAATTAGTAGGTAGAATAGCAGAACAACCTACAACAAAGTTATTATCAGCTGGATCATCAACTAATTATAAATTTGCAATTACTGCATATAGTTCTCAGTACCCGTTGCTTAGATCAACCAAAGAATTCTTATTGAGTGTTTATCAAAAATATCCTATACCTTTAGAAAACATCTATATAAAGGCTTCAAGTAATATAGCCGGAAAAAGATTAATAAAATCGTTATTAACAGATGAAACTGTAATACCCTCACCAGTTTTATATAGACCGAATGACCCTTATTTTGGCAAAGCAACTAGCGTAAATTATATTCATGCTTATGGTATGAAAGCAACAGATGTGCAAAACTATACAAATGCTATTCAACAAAGTCATTATGAACGTAAGATATTATTGGGAGATTATAAAATTGCTGTTGCAAGAGACAGTAACTCTAATATTATATATGAAGTTATATACAGTGAAATTATTGATGACCTAGTTAATTCATATGGGGAAAGCATACCGAAAGAAATCAGATGGCCAAAGTACGTGAGTCTTAAACAAGGCCCATACACAATTAATAATAGAGACTTACACATTAGTTATAGAAATTACAATGTTAATCTTTCTCCGGGAAAAACTAATAAATTATATCCAGCTAGCCTCCCCAACATGCGTAATGAAGTAACCACTAATATTGGGCAGGATAATGATATTGAATTATTACCAAAGTGGATGACCAGTCAACAACTAGACGGCGGGACATTGGGTTATATTCCTGCCTGGGTTATTTGCTATGTAATTCCAGGTTACGGAGAACTAGTTGTAAATAACATCATTAATAGATGGGGACATACATTGAATGAGATAGAATTTATTGTTGATAGATATTTGATTGACAAGAGTACTAGTTATAATTGGAACACTAACTTATCTGTTCCGGCATGGAACGAATTACCAAGCGCAAACCCTGTACCAAACCCATTAGATAAACATGACATAACTGTTATTTTTCCTAGAAAAACAATTATGCCGGGTAGTTACGAACAATAAATATAAAAAGAGATTAAAGTATGAGCAACATAAACACAAATTCAATAGATGCAAACTACCCAACCCCGGGCATAAACAACAGTACTCAGGGTTTTAGGGATAATTTTTCTATTATCAAATCAAATTTAGATACTGCGTCATCTGAACTTTCAGACCTGCAAAACAAAGTAATTCTAAAATCTGCATTAAACGGTTCTGCGCTCGACAATGATATGGCTAACGTTATTGTTAGTAATATGGCAACTAAGGGTTTTCGCAGTACTAGTTATAATATGGGAGGATCAATGCCAGTTGATCCAGAAACTATTATTGTAGATGTTAGTAAAGCAGATGTGCATTTTGGAGTGGTTGTGGGCGATACTAACTTTATTCTAGCTGGGTGGAGCCCTAGCCTCACACTGAGTAGCATTGAATTACGTTTGTTTATTGCTCAACCTACTGCAAAATTAAATTTCCCAAACACTAGTTACAATAGTAGTGGTGATATAACTTTGGGTTGTACTGGTAGCATACGTTCATGTGAAAATTATAGCAGTAGGTTAATGAACGGTACTCCAATTCAAATAACAGTTGATACTAATGTTGCCCCCGGTGGAGTAGGAATAGTTCATACCAATACTATCGGTGTGCCTGCAGGCGCCAAAGAAATTCAATTGAGATTGTCTAGTCTAGATTGCGGAGCAACTATTGATGTACAACCATTAAATAGACCACGTAAAACTAGTTCGATTGAGATTAGAACCCCGACTGGATTGGGTAAACAAGGTGATACCAAAGGTAGTATATGCACCGACGGCACACGTATATACGTATGTAGTGCTAACTACGACGGCTCCACAACTATTTGGAAAATGACCGCTGACGGTGCTCTAGTAAACGCACCCACTTAAAATTTCGCTGTGCCTATTTGCATCTAAATATTTACATGCAACATCCGTTTATCAATGATTTATCTCATCTTTCTATAGAAGATTTGCAGGATAAAATTACTGACCTAACCAGCAAACTATCCTTTTCATCTAGGATGAATAACCAAGCCATGAATCATCAGATTATAATGGTTTTGGATAGTTATAGAACGGAATACAATAAACGAATGGATGATATTTACAAAAAGCAAAACATCCAAAATAAAATTCAAATTCAAAAAGATAAACAATGACAGCAAGAATATATCGTAGCTTTGACCTACAAATGGGTGTACACTTTACAGGTGAATTTTATATGAATCTATATGATATTGACCTCAATTTTAATGTAGAGACATCATCCATCAAAGAACAAAATATAGCATTAGACAGAATAAAATATTATCTAAGCGACTGTTTGGAACATAGTGTACTTGTACATGATGTAGAGACTAAAACGATTGAAAAATATTTAAATGCTGATATGAGAGTATGTGTTTTACCTGAAGAACCATATGACCAAATTGTGGGTATTATGCTTTTAGAAAAATTAAACGCAATCACAGAGGGTAGGCTAGTAATCACTGACATATCGATTGGTTCTAGGATGAGCGATAATGTTAGTTGCTTACATAGCTTAGAAGACAACACCGGCCCGTTTGCAGTAAAAAGTTGGTGGAATGATTCCTCAACCAAAATAAACAATTATACCGTTTCTGGTAAAGGTAATAAGATTGTAAAACTACACAAACCCACTACAGATTGGTATGAAGTCAATTTGGAATACAAAGAAAAAGAACCATTTATAAAGAATACGAGTAGCAGTGAAATTGTATTTGCCAATTTTGATAACAAAACGGACAAATAAAATTTGACAATTCAATGATTACTATAGTATAATATGTTATGCACACTGACATATATGGTAGACAAGTATTAGAAGAAATAGATATTTGTGTAGCCTACCTAAAAAATCCAAACTTGCAACTATATAATGGGCTTGTCAGTTCATCTATAGATTTTAGCGATGATTTAGAGTTAACAAACAAACCGGTTTTAGAAGTATACAAACCCTTAGATATATCAATTACAGAATTTGACTGTCATTTGCATGACAATTGGTATATGCCCGATGAATATAAAACTTTAGATATTGCTAAATGGGTATTAGATTTGTGTGTGACAGAACATGAATTACAACGTGTTGGGCAAGAATTAATAATGTTTCAAGAACGGAACATGTTTTCATTGTTGCGATATTGTAAGTATCTAGTAGATACTATGAAAACACACAGTGTCGTTTGGGGAGTAGGTAGGGGAAGTAGCGTAAGTAGTTATGTTCTTTACCTATTAGGTATACATAGGATAAATAGTATTCAATATGATTTATCCATAGATGAGTTTTTAAAATAAGGAGTACATATGGTTAATAAATCAGCACTAGGAAAATCAATAGATATGGCGTCAATTGCAAGACGCAATGAAAAAGTAAGAGCCGTCGGTAATATGAATGTTAATGCCCGAGGAGATATTCTAAATAGCAACAATGAAGTAATTACTGATGCTACACAACGGGTTAGACGAAAATATAATCAGACTGTAATTAATCAGGGCACAAATATCCCAATCGGAGAACATGTACCTATACCCCCAGATGATAGCCTCACTGAGGAAGAAAAAGAATTATTTAAAGATGATGAGGATGTAGTAAAGTGAAATTAGCATTCGAACCACACAAATTTAATAGAAGCCAATTCAAACCATTGGGGAAACATATAATTGTAGCAGATATGCAATTTAGTGAACGTATTACGTCTGCTGGAATTGTATTACTAAACGATGATATGCGTAGTGAAGGCATTAGACCACGTTGGGCACAAGTATATGCATTAGGTCCTGAGTTTACGGATAATGACATTGAAGTGGGTAAATGGATTTATATTAGTCATGGACGTTGGACAAGGGGTATAGATATCGAAGATGAAACGGGTAAACACACGTTGCGTAGAGTCGATTCTAATGATATACTTCTTATATCAGACGAACCCGTCAATGATTTAACAATGAGTGATAAAGGATTTTAAAATGGCAACATGGAGTGTTAAACCCGAATGGAAGAAATCAATTATTGAGCGTAATTATTTTACCAAAGATAATAACAAACTAATGGTTGAAACTGGCTGGCGCTGGGGAGAATTTACTGTTTATACAGAAGATGAAAATCCACCTGATATCAGCTCCGGAGTAGATATCTATGACTGTGGATACGAAGCCGAACTAGTTGAAACTAGCGACGGTTGTTGGGAAGAACAGGACATGGATGAGTGTGATGAAGAAACACAGGCCTGGCTAGAAGAATTCTTTGAAGAAAATTCTTGGCTTGACCTAGAAGAACATGGCTGGAGTCAGGATGAATGTGAAATGATTATCGATTGTGATTTGATTATTGAAAATATGGATACGGATGAAGTTGTGGATAGTTCTAGTGAGGCTGAGGCAAGAGCAATGCTAGAAAAACCCACACAGTGGCCTTGGGGCCCTGAACTTGCGTCTACTGTAGAAACTGCTAAGTGGCCGTTTGATAGACCAAAAGAAGGTAAGAAGGAAGAAAAAACAATGACTAAGAAAAAAGTAAAAATAGAACTATACGCAGAAGCACCCTATGCGCAGGGTTATGCATCGGGTTTAGCAGGTGAGAAGTTTTTTAACCCCTATGCAGACATTGAAGATGCAGAAGCGGATGCAGATGATTATCAACGTGGATATGACAATGCTACAGAAACTACAAAGGTTCAGTAATGAGATGGTTAAAAAGTAAATTACGTAGTTGGATCTTTGAAGAAGATACGGTAGAGCGATCCAATCGTGTAGTATCAATTATAGATAGAGATATTGACAATCATGGTATGAATTTTACCATTATGAATGCAGTTGGTGGCTATGTTATGCAATATAGTCAGTATGATGAAAAGAATGACAGAAGTGACCGTAGATTGCATATTATCAACAGTGAGCAAGACTTAGGTCAAAGTATTGCACACATTATAACTTATGAAATGTTAAGGAAATAAAATGATTTATGAAAATGTATACACAACTACATACCGTTCAGCGGAAGAAATTAACAATGCAATGGGTCGTGTCTATGGACATATGAGCCTAGCAGTTGTTATGTCAATGCTGGTTAGTTACTGGGTGGGAACTACCCCGGAATTGTTGCAATTCTTTTTCACAGGTGTGACTAAATGGATTGTGATTTTTGCCCCGCTTGTTGCAATATTTGGTATTTCTGCGGTACTGGCTAATGATCCTAGTAAAAGCGTAGCACAATTATGTTTACATGGTTTTGCGGCATTGATGGGATTAAGTTTTGCTACTATCTTTGCAATATTCACTATGGGAAGTATTGTATCGGCATTTATGGGTGCGGCAATATTGTTTGGTGTTATGAGTTTTTATGGATACTTTACCAAACGTAGTTTAGATAGTCTAGGCAAGTTTATGTTCGTTGGATTGATTGCAATTGTAATTGCTAGTATCGTTAACATCTTTATTGGCAGCACTGTAATGCAAATGGTAATCTCTGCAATAGCTATCATTATCTTTTTAGGATTGACAGCGTATGATACACAAAAGATTCGTGAAGAATTAAGTGTAGATGCTACTCCGGTCGCAGAAGTTCGAGGTGCATTAACTTTGTATATGGATTTTATTAACTTGTTTATTAACTTGTTACAACTTTTTGGTGATAGAAAATAATGAAGAACAATCTTTGGGTAGAAAAGTATCGCCCAAACACAGTAGAAGATTATGTGTTTGTTGATAGTAGACAACGTGAACAAGTAGTAGGTTGGATTAAAGATGAGTCTATTCCGCATCTATTATTGAGCGGTGACCCGGGTACTGGTAAAACTACACTAGCCAAAGTATTGATACATGAACTTGGTATTAACGAATATGACGTATTAGAAATCAATGCTAGTCGAGAGAATAGTGTTGATATAGTGCGTGACCGTATTGTTGGTTTCGTGCAGACAATGCCTTTTGGTAAATTCAAAGTTGTATTATTGGACGAGGCAGATTATCTAACTCCAGCAGGTCAGGCAGCATTGCGTAATGATATGGAAGCATATCATATGACTGCACGTTTTATTCTAACATGTAACTATGGTCATAGAATTATACCAGCACTTAAGAGCAGATGCCATGAAGTTCACATAAGTAAAACGGATAAGACAGAATTTACAGCACGTGCGGCTACAGTACTAGTTAATGAGAATGTAGAGTTTGATTTAGATATACTAGATACATATGTAGGTGCTACGTATCCTGATTTACGTAAGTGTTTAAATCAACTTCAAGTAAATAGTAGTACAGGCAAATTATTGCCACCGTTAAGTGCTAGTAATAGCGAAGATGGATTATTAGTAGAAGCTACACAATTGTTCAAGTCTGGTAAAATACTTGAAGGTCGTCAACAACTAATGCAATATCTAAGTTTGAATCCAGCAAGAGTAGAAGATATCTATCGCTGGATGTACAATAATTTAGATTTGTGGGGTAAGACAAATGAGAAACGTGATGCTAGTATCATTATAATTCGTAATGGGTTAGCTAATCTAAGTTTAGTAGGTATACCCGAGATTAACTTAGCGGCTACAATGGTAGAATTGACAAGTTAAGGATTAACAATGAGATATTTATTTATTACGTATTTGAAGAAGGCTGATGGTAGAATTGATGAACAAGTTGAGTTATCTAATACTCTCAAAGTACGTGACCATCAAACTGCTAATATTATTTTAGATTTTAAAGAGAAAAAAGTAGAGAAAGCCTACATTGAAGGAAATACTATTCCGCATGAGTGGGAAAAAATCGAAGAATACTATCATCAAGTATATCCTGATTTAATTGAAGATTTGCGTAAGCAAAATATCAGCGAATAAAAGTAGAGGTGTTATGAGCACCTCTACAACCCTTTAATTGTACAAGTTTAGTACATGCTCAATAATTTTATGTCGTTGAACATCTTTTAGTTCAAACTTACATAACTGCAATCCTGGTATCACCCCCTTCCCCAATCGATTTTGTAGGTCTAGTAGCCCATTGTCGGCTGTTTTTCTATCGGCTTGTTCAATGTCGCCAGTAATTACAATCTTACTACCAACGCCGATTCTAGTCATAATCATTTTGAGTTGACCAGGTGTTGCATTTTGAGCCTCATCTAATACGATATAGCTATGTTTAAAGTTTCGACCTCGACAGAATGCTAGGGGTGCAATTTCAACTATTTGTTCTTCTAGCATGTGGGCGATTTCCCGTACCGTATAATACTCTCTTAAAACGTCAAGCAATGGTCTCGTCCACGGTTCCATTTTCTGATTTAAATCACCGGGTAAAAATCCATGCTTCTCATCATCAACTCCAATTGCAGGTCTAGTAAGAATAATACGGTCAACTTCTCTGGCTTTTAGGCTTTTGATAGCAGCCTGCATTGCCAGATAGGTTTTACCTGTACCCGCTGGACCACTGACCACAACAATATCTGTCTCTTGGTCTAATAATCCTAGTATGTATTTTTCTTGATTTACTGACTTAGGTACTAATTGAATAGGTCTATTATTCAGTTTTACCTTAGTTTGGTCAAAGTTGATTGTTTTTGATTCATGTGTGTAAAATGTCTGTGTGTCTTTTTTTGCGTGTGCGTATCTTGTGTCTTGTTCACGTAATGCGCTAGTTTTGCGTTTGCTCAAAGTATTCTCCTTTGTAGAGCCTGAGTTCTCATAAAACTCATATGTATTTACAGTGATTGACTGCTGGTCAAATAGTACACTTTTTACAGGGTTTTAGGTGATAAATATTAGGCTAACCTTGAAAAATCTTATTGCTCACAATCATTAGGTTAATGATAAATACGTATTATGAGTAAAAATCCTTCTGACGCTTTTTTTAATGATATTGACTTTCCTAGTATTATAGATAATATTAAGGGAATATACACCAGTGATGGTACTATGAGCGTATTATTAGATTTTGAACGTGTATTAGATGAGGCTGATTTATATGCATATAAAAATTGGGAATTGGGAGAAGTTGTCAGTGGCCCAGAGTCAAAGAGATATACAGTAAGTTGTATATTAATGTACCCATACAAATTAATGCCTGATCCACGCGGTGCTAAACGTCTATTAAGTGTTGGATGCAATATTAAATTCAAAAAGACTATAATAAAAGTTCCAGTTGACATTGAAAGTTCTGAGGATTTTAAACCCGGAACGCATTATCCGAAATTAGTAGAACGTGATATTTGGTTAGTACGCATAGAAATGCCCAAAGAATTAATGAATGATATCCGTGAGGGAAGTATCGATTTAGCTGGTCAAACACTAGACTTAGATGAGTTGGATAATTCTTACGAAGAAGATTTGGATAAAGAGGGAACTGACACTGACGAGGAACAACAAGGTCAAGATATGACCGGCGGAATGGCAGGACCACCCGGAGCAGCTCCTCCACCAATGCCAGGAGCAATGTAATGCGTAAAATTCTTGTTGAAGGTTTTGACTATCACGATTTAGTAAATCAAATAGAACCCAAAGTTTCTGTAGATGAATATAGTGCTAAAATGGGTGATGATGATGAAATTGTTACATTAGCATTTATAGTTAAGGGAAAACAAGCTAGCGAAGATTTAGTTGATTGGTTTGAGCGTGGATATGAATGGATATTAGATGCACAGGTAAGTGATGGAGAATTAACTCCCGGTAAATATCTAGTGTTTGTTGAAATGAACCGTAGAAGTAAATCTCCCGATCGAATTATTGAACTTATAGAAGATTTGGAAACACTAACTGATTTACCATTAAAAGAATGGACAATTACTGTCGATGAAGAGGATTATGATCCCAAGGTAGAAGAATTAAAATCAGTAATGATACTAAGTCCACACGATTATAGACAGCAAAAAGAAGATGGATTAAATGAAATGCGTGAACGTGCAGGAATGGAACCTCACAAAATATATAATGAAAAAGATTCATTATTAAAAGACTTTATAGCAAAGGCAGGATTATAAAATGGCAACATTAATGGCAAAGAAAGCTGATGGTTCTGTACCATTAGCAAAGACAGACGATCACCACGAAGCATTAGCGGCTGATCCTAGTATATCAGCATTCCCACAAGGTAGCACATTTGGAGGAACATCGTCAAACGGATTCGGTACTACCGCCCCCGGCTTTGGTGCAGTTCCCCCGGCATCAAGTTCTAGTGGACTCGGAAGCTTCGGAGCAGTTAGCCCAGGAAAAGAATCAGGAGGAAATATGACAAGCACAGTAACAGTAACACAAAATCAAGCAGAGTCACTAAAAAGCGGTGGCGGTGCAATGAGTGAAGGCGGACAATCTACTGTAGCACTAGACCAAAGTTCTACCGATTGGATCAACAAGAAAATGCGTCCAATGATGGGCTGGATCTACATGTTAACATGTACAGCAGACTTTGTTATATTCCCTGTATTATGGAGTCTTTTACAAGCACTATCACACGGGCAAGTTACAAGTCAATGGCAACCATTAACATTACAAGGTGCAGGACTGTACCATATTGCAATGGGTGCTGTACTTGGTATTGCGGCTTACGGCAGAACAAAAGAAAAGGTAGCCGGAGTAGCTTAATAAATATTGACTCTAGCACATTAAGGTGTTATAATCAATACTATGGACCATTATACAACATTAGGGGTTGCTAAAAATGCTACCCCAGAAGATATTAAAAAAGCATATAGAAGAATGGCAGGACAACATCACCCTGATAAGGGCGGTGATACTGCTACATTTCAAAAAATCCAACAGGCTTACGAAACACTAAGCGATCCTGGAAAAAAACAACAGTACGATAATCCAAATCCATTTGGGCATGGCCATCCTGGTCATCCCGGTGGAGGATTTCAAGGTGGTTTCCCGGGAGGCTTTCAGTTTCACATGAATGGATTTGACATGGGTGACATATTCGGACAAGTGTTCGGACAGCAACGTCAACAGCAACGGCCTACATTTAAAACTACTATATGGGTAACACTAGAACAAGTGTACAAAGGTGATGAACAAACATTACAACTTAATACCAATGGTGAAAATAGTGTAGTTAAAATTCAAATACCAAAAGGTGTAGATAACGGTGCTACACTACGTTATGAGAACTTAATTAAAGACGGTATACTTATTATAGAATTTAGAATACATCCTCATGCTGTATTTCAACGTCATGGATTTGATTTAGTATCTGAACATGCAATTAGTGTATTGGATTTAATTGTTGGTACTGATATTAAATTTACTACTATTAGTGGTAAATCATTAGATGTTAAAATTAAACCCAAAACACAACCGGGTACTACATTGCGTATACCCGGAGAAGGATTACCTACTAATTATGGATATGGTGACCAAATGATATTGCTAAAACCGTTTATTCCTGATATCATCAGTGATAGTATTATTAATAGCATTAATTCAAGTAAAAAATAAAGGAAACTCAGTGCATTCATCACCGGAAATTGAAATTATTATCGGACAAGCAATTGATTTTGCTAAACAAAGAAAACATCAATATTGTACTGTAGAACATCTATTGCTATCATTAGTTACATATCCTCCATTTAAAAAATGCTTAGATGTATATGGTGCGGATATTGATACTATGACACAAGAAATTGGTCTATATTTAGATAGCCTACATGCAATTAAAGTAGAGACAGACGAAGATGTTCAACCTAGAAAAACTAATAGTTTAGAACGTGTAATGAATCGTTCAGTAACACAAGTGTTATTTACTGGAAGAAAAACAGTAACCACCATTGACTTGTATTTGAGCATTAGTGCAGAAACAAATAGTCACGCACATTATTTCTTATTAAAATACGGAATCACCAAAACTGAATTTATTAATTTCTGGCAGAAACATTATAAAGGTGATGATTCTACTAATAAAATGTCGGACGATCAAGCTGATGAGGTACTTGATGAATATACAACTAATCTAACTAAATTAGCTAAAGATGGTAAGATTGAACCCATGATTGGTCGTGCGAAAGAAGTAGACGATATTATTAATGTATTAGCAAAACGATTTAAATCAAACGTATTGCTTGTAGGTGACCCGGGCGTAGGTAAAACAGCAATTGTAGAAGGATTGGCTCAGAAGATTATTGACGGAGAAATTCCTCAATTCTTAAAAGACCATGAGTTATATTCACTTGAAGTAGGTAATCTACTTGCCGGAAGTAAATATCGTGGTGACTTTGAAGAAAAAGTAAAAGAAGTATTGGAAGCGTTAACTGTTAAAAAGAAAGCAATTCTCTTTATTGACGAAGCACATACTATGAAGGGTTCTGGTAGTGCAAGTAACGGTGCAGTTGATTTTGCTAACATGATTAAACCTGCTATTACTAAGGGTACATTGAAAGTTATTGCAAGTACAACTTGGGAAGAGTATTACGAGAGTTTTGAAAAGGATCGTGCATTAATGCGTAGATTCTATCGTGTCTCAATAGACGAACCTAGTTATGACAGTACAATTAAAATCTTAACAGGATTAAGCACTAGATTAAATGAATTTCATAATGTAGAAATTACTAGTGAAGCAATTAAGAGTAGTGTGGATAATGCTACACGTTATATGCATGACCGTAAAAATCCAGACAAGAGTATTGACTTGTTAGATGCGGCTTGTGCTAAACAACGTGTGCTTGAAAACAAAGGTGCACTGATTACCAAAGAACTTATCTTTGAACAAGTAGAGCGTATGACTGGTGTCAAAGCAGATAAATTGAGCGAAGATACTTCAAAGCGTGTTATGGACTTGGAAAGTAACATCAAAGACAAACTATATGGTCAAGAGGAAACAATTGATAAAGTATTAGACCGTGTATATGTTAGTTTTGCAGGTATCGGTAATCAAACTAAGCCAATGTGTAGTTTCTTATTCTTGGGCCCAACTGGTACAGGTAAAACTGAACTGGCAAGATTACTCAGCAAGAACCTTGAAATGCCATTAATCAAATATGACATGAGCGAATACAGTGAGAAGTTTACAGTTAGTGCATTACTTGGCCCTCCCCCTGGTTATGTTGGGTTTGGTGAAGGCTCATTAGGTGGTGGACGATTGATTAATGATTTAAGTAAGAACCCACATGCTATTTTGCTATTTGATGAAGTTGAAAAGGCTCACCCGGATATCTTTAATATCTTCTTGCAATTACTAGACGAGGGTAAGGTTACCGGAAGTAACGGTAAAGAAGTTAATGCTAAAAACTGTATTGTTATCTTAACTAGCAATTTGGGAAGTAGCGACAGTGAACGCAATAACATTGGATTCGGTAATCAAGAACGTTCCGGAGAAGATGATAAAGCAGTAAAAGAATTCTTCAAGCCTGAATTTAGGAATCGCATTGACTTAGTTTGTAAATTCGGTAAACTGGACATGCTAGCAATCAAAAAAATCGTTATTAAATTTACCGATGACTTGAAGAAATCTCTAAAAGATACACATGACATTGCTTTAAATTTAAGTGAACCTGTTGTAGATTATCTTGCTGAAAAGGGATATGATAATAAAATGGGTGCTAGACCATTAAGTCGTAAAATTGATGAATTGATTCGTGTACCACTAAGTAAAAGAATTCTTTTTGATAGAATTAAAAACTCTAATGTCACTGCTGTTTTAGACGGTGACGAGATTAAATTTGAAGTAGCACAGAAATTAAACGCGGAAGTAGATATTAATGGATTTATCAACATCATTGAACAATAAACCAACTGTAGACTTAATTGATTATCGTGGTACATTGTATTACGGTAAGTATAATTACCGAGCAAGATTACATTTAATTGGAATTAGACGCACGACATTTGCTAATAATATAGAAGATTATAAGAAAAAGCTATTTGGATCTAAGTATAAAGTTGATGCTAACGGAATAGATTTTAATAGTATTGAGAAATACTTAGTCTGGCGGGAACTTCATACTAAGGGTAAAAATAAACAAGCAACAATTCGTATTGAGGGTGATGTTGCGGGTATTTTTAGCAATGATTTGCATTTGTTAAAAACATTAGATAATATTGGTTTAGTAGACTATACAGAGATAGACAATAGTATTCCTACAGGTGTCAAGTATTTTACTAATGATCCTAAATATAATTACAGAGTTTATTTAAAATCTAAAAAAGTCGATGACAAATTTAAAGATGATTTGTGGAGATTTATAGATAGATATAAAGATACTGGTACCGTAATTGTACCTAGTAATGCGTTAAGTAACTGGTTAACGGGTAAAACTAGACAACATTACTGGTACGGTCCATACTGTTCCAGTCATTTCTTCATTGATTATAACGAAGAAAGTACCAATAGTTTAATTGGAATTATGTTCGGGGACATGATTAAGAGTAGATTTAAACTAGAGAAACGTCCAGAACAATGATAAATACTCTATAGTGGAGTATTTTCATGGCAAAGATTGTCGAAACCGTATTCGTAGTTAAACTAAGTCAATTAGTAAGAGATAAACCAACCGACGTTGAAACTGTTGGTTTTGATGATCTTCCAAAGACCATCGAAGAAGTAGTTCAGCAACTAGTTGTTGGTGACATATTAGTGGAAGTCGAGAGAGCATAATGGCACAAGCTACCACTGTAATATTATTACCTCAAACAGCTTACACCGGAGTCAATACCATAACTGGCTCTGCACAACCTGCTGCCGCATATTATTTAGGTAATCAAGATTTACAAACACTAAGTTGGACAACTACAGTGTTTAATGGATTAATTACTGTGCAGGCAAGTTTATCTGATACTCCCACAAATGATGATTGGTTTACTGTTTTTGCTCTTCCCGGTATTGAATTAACTACTACAGGATTTCAAAACATTAATGGGAACTTTGTTCGACTACGTGTTAAAATAACTAATTTCACTAGAGGCGTAATCCAGAGCATTAAGGTTAGTTACTAATATGGCAGTTATTGTTGTTTATGGTGGCGGATTTCAACCCTTTCACGTAGGGCATTTAAGTAGTTACATTGAGGCTAAAGAAGCATTTCCTGATGCAGATTTTTATGTAGCCGCAAGTAATGATACTAAAACACGTCCTATACCTTTTAACGACAAACAATTTCTAGCACAACAAGCGGGAGTGAGTGATCCCTTTGTACAAGTCAAATTGCCAATTAATCCTACAGAGATATTAGATAGATATAGTCCTAAAAAAGATATTTTTATTCTTGTACGTAGTGAACGTGACCCTGTAGGATATACTAAGAAAGATGGTACACCTGGATATTTTCAACCATTTACTAGTTTAAATAAATGCCAATCATTCGGACATCACGGGTATGTATTTGTAACACATAAAAAAGAATTCAAGTTAAATGGACAGGTTGTTTATTCCGGTACACAAGTGCGTGATATGTATGCAAGTGCTGATGATAAAGGGAGACAATTAATTGTAAAACAATTATATCCAGAAAGTAAACAACAGCGTACAATTAAACAAATGTTAGACCAATATATTGGAACTGTTGCTGAGCCAATCGAAAAGCCAGTTAAAGGTGCAATTAAAAAATTAAAAGCAAATAAATTAAAAGAACAAATTCAACGTATTCGTCCTTTAATTCGTGAAGCAAGTATTGAACAGAAATACAAGTTTCTTAAATTAATGAAAGAGGCAGCACAACTAGATGAATTAAATCTATTTGGTAAAAAGTCAAATACATCGGCTGCAAAGAAACCTATTAATTACGATGAGATTCGTAGAATTGCAGCCAAGACCGGCGGTACTCAACAACAAGTTTATAGTAGTCCCGAAGAATATTACGCTAAAATTAATACCGGTAAGACAAAAGAACCTGTTAAAGAATTTGCACCTCCCGGTGGCGATGATAATGGCCCGGATGAAGAAGCAATTCTACGTCAGTTGGCATCGCAATGGTGGAGAGGTGATGCGGATCCTAAGGCTGAACGCACATTGGCTGCAATGGGATGGGAAATTGGTCAAGATGAATCCGGTGATGACGATGCAGGTGTATTCTTAGTGCGACCAGGTGATGTAAATGGTGATAGCTATATAGCTTTCCCGCAAAGTGAATTAGAATTGGATGAAGGTCAAACAAGTGACATGCGTAACTTCTTTAGTACACAACAACCACGGAATCCGGCCCCAATACAACCCGGTAATACCGGACCAACTATTGCAAGAGTGACTAGACAGGGTGAAGGTGTGGCGGAAGGCTTGTCAGAAGCTAGAAATAGTTTATTTGCTTTTGTGAAGCAACAGTTTCCTACTTGGCCTGATTATGTGTTGAAAGACTTCTTATATGCACAAGCCAAAGGAATTCGTGACCAGGCTGAGTTAGATGATTTTCTAAAAAGAAATAAACAAGACTTTGGTAATTGTAAATGGACACTGACTAAACTGCCCATAACATTTGATATCTTTACACCAAAGACTCAGCGTATGCTCGCCAGTCGTGAAGGCGGTAGTTCTAATCCTTTTCAAGTTCCAAAAGATGCTGAAAGACACGCACAGCAATCACAAATGATTCAGCAAAAGGGTGTGAGTACGGAACCTATTATTGTTGCTAAATTATCAAACGGTTATGATTTAATTGAAGGTTGGCACAGAACTATTCAACATTTGAAGGCATTCCCTCAAGGATATACAGGCCCTGCTTGGGTATGCACTGGAGCCACATACAAAAGTGAAAGCGTAGAACAAGGTGTGGCGGAAGGTGGTTTAGAAGCAAACACTCCTAATCCGGTTGTAGTAATACAAGATAAAAATGGTAAAATACTAGACAAAGTAAATCTATCGGTAGCCGCAAAAAAATACAATTTAGGTCAACCAGATAACGTAAAAAAACAATTAGCACATCAAAATTATACTACGATTGGAAACTATGTTGTGGTATCTCCCATGAGCGGCCAGCCACAAGACAATACAACACAGGGTGTTTTGGAAGATTATCTCCCGGAAAAATAATTCGGGGTGTTTCTCTGAGTGTAAATAATTATATCATTTAAGAGGAACTTATGGCAACAAAGAAACCAACTACAAAATCTACCGCAAAGGTAGCACCAAAAGAAGCAAAAACTGTACCCGTTGAACGGTTAGAGGAATTAGCTGAGGACGCACAAAAAGAACAAGCACCACAAGCTGGGCAAGTGCAAGTTAACGTAGATTTTCTACGTACAACTAAAGTGCATATTGCTATGCCGTGTTATGGTGGTATGTTAACTGAATCAACTTTCATGTCATTTATCAAGTGGGCTAACACAGCCCGTCAACTTGGTATTGATTGGACATTGGAAACAATGGTTAATGAATCGTTAATCAGTCGTGCCCGTAACACACTGACTGCTAAGTTCTTAGAACAAGAAGGCGCAACACATTTAATGTTTATTGACGCTGACATTGGTTGGGAACCATGGCACTTGTTAGTTTTATTAAACCGTGACGTAGATGTTATCGGTGGACTATATCCAATGAAGACTATGCCAATCAAGTGGGTAGTTAATGGATTCGAAGGTGCTGAAGAAGGCGCTGATGGATTCCAAGAAGTAAGTAAAGCAGGTACAGGATTCTTATTGATGAAGCGTCATGTATTTGAGAAACTTAAAACTCACCCAGCAGTTAAGCCATACAAAAATGATATCGGACTTGATCCTAAGTATGACCAACACTTAAAGACATACTTTGACACCGCAGTTCGTCAGAATCGTTACTACAGTGAGGACTGGACATTCTGTGAAAACTGGCGTGATATCGCTGGTAAAGTATATGTTGATAAGCGTATATTACTACGCCACTCAGGTTCATATGTATTCTGTATGGAAAATCAACAACACTTGATGGACACAATTGGTCCTATGTATGTTCAAGATTTGCAGAAAAAGCAACAAGAACAACAGACTGCTACAGCAACCCCAATACAGACAGAAGCTCCGGTCGCGGCCCCAGCAAAAACTGCTAAAAAGGCTGCAAGTCGCAAGTAATAAAGTTAATTTAAATTAACACAAAATCAAGGCTGTCAATGACAGCCTTTTTTCATAAATACACTATGAACTTTAATGAATTAGACACCTTCAACTTAAATGATGCGGTTAATTTCCATGATAAATTAAATCCAGCATTATTTGCTGGGGACAAGTTAAAAGCAGTAGTCCGTGCCCAATTATTATTAATAGCACAGGATTTTGTCGAGCATTTGGGAATTTTGCACTTAGATATATCAGATATTACTTTATCCGGTAGCAACGCAGCCTACACATATACAAGTCACAGTGATATTGATTTACATATACTAATTGATATGAGTAAATTAAGTGATGATGCTGTTTACAAAGAATTATTTGATGCTAAAAAGACAGTTTATAATGATACCCACAACATACTTATTGATGGATATGAAGTAGAATTATACGTACAAGATAGCAGAGATCCAGTCATTAGTTTGGGTGAATATAGCGTAGTAAAGAATGCCTGGATAAAGTTACCTAGAAAACGCAGGGCTACTGTTGACCAAGTTGCTACTAGATTAAAGTATAGCAAATTACATAAATTAGGTGAATATGCTATGAAATCTAGTGACCCAGAAAAAATAAGAAATGTATTGCGTACAATTAAAAAATATAGACAAGTTGGGTTAGATAATGGTGGAGAATTTAGCCCGGAGAATTTAGCATTTAAAATATTACGTCATAAGGGAATTATTAAAAAACTATATAGTAGATTACAAAGTTTCCATGACAAGAAATTAAGTTTACCAGAAGGTGCTAGTGGATATATTCCTAGCATCAAACAAAAGAATGATCCTAGGTGGAGTACTGGATTGAGTGTAGATATTACACCATATAGTATACAAGACAATGCAAGAAAACTAGGAAGTAAAATAAGTCGTGCGGGTATTCCACCGCTACTAAGACCATAATAATAAGGAAAAGAAGATGGCAACACAGAAACCAACGTTGGTTAATACAAGTTTAGATCCTGGATTAAGCTATCTGGATAACCCCAATTTGGACTTAATTGCAGACGGAGCATTATACGCAGGACCTGCAGGACCAACATCTCAGCGAGGCATAATTACAAATCAATTACAACGAGTAACTACTGTAGTATATGTTAATAACAGTATGCACGCCGGCGGTGCTAATAATGAAATACAAATTAATCAGGATGGTGTAATTACCGGCGATAACGAATTAAATTATAACGCAAATACAAATGTATTAACTACCGGTGGACTAACACTAACTGGTAATTTACAAGTTAACGGCACTAGTAATTTAGGTGGACCTAGTGGATTAAAGATAACAGGCGGTAGTACTGGTCAGTTTCTAAAAACAGATGGTAATGGAAATATTGCGTGGGCATCAGTAATTGATTACCAAGCTAGTGCAAATTGGACCGCTGTGACCGGTACATCAGTGATATTAAACAAACCAACATTAGCTACCGTAGCTACAACTGGTTCATATAATGATTTGTTAAGCACTCCTAGTTTTGCTAGTGTTGCTACCTCAGGATTATATTCTAGTCTAAGTGGTAGACCAACTATCCCGGCTAATACTAGTCAATTACTTAATGATAGCGGCTTTATTACTAGCACCGGTATCCCTATACAAACAGGTAATGGTGGAAAGTTTTTAACTACTGATGGCTCTATTGCAAGTTGGGCTACGGTATCAGGTGGCGCAGGTGGAGGGGTTACAAGTTATAATGATTTAACTAATAAACCAAGTATTCCTACTAAAACAAGCGATATAACTAATGACAGTAATTTTGTAACACTAACCGAGATGCAAAATTATGTTAATGGTTTAATAAATATAGACGGGGGCAACGCTTCTGTATCATACACAACAACAATAGATGGGGGCAACGCATAAAATGGCAACACAAATTAAATTAAGACGAGACACGGCAGCTAATTGGACTAGTACTAATCCAATATTGGCTTTAGGTGAACCGGGAATAGAGATAGACACACGTAAAATCAAATACGGTGATGGGACTACAGCCTGGACTTCATTGTCATATAGCGCAGGTGATGCTAACTTTAGCGGTAACTATACTGATTTAAGTAACAAGCCAACAATCCCTGCCGCACAAATTCAAAGTGATTGGACTCAAACAGATAATACACTAAAAGATTTCATCAAAAATAAACCTGTAGTACTTGATGGTGCACCCGGTACACCCGGAGCAGACGCTCTATGGAATTTTACCGGAGCATACGGTAGCGGTACTGCATACGCTATAGGCGATGTTGCTACCTATGGCGGCGAAACTTGGTACCGTCTTAATGCTAACGGTGGCACCGTAGGAAACACCCCTGTTGAAGGAATATTCTGGACTAAGATAGCAGAGAAGGGCGCTGACGGATCACCTGGGGCTGACGGAGCGGATGGCTCAAGCGCATATCAAGGACTAAATGTCACTGCTAGCGGGTCGTCCGGATTCTTATTCGATCAATATGGTGCAACAGTCAATCCCGAAATATATGTTACTAGTGGTCAAACATTAACTTTTAACTTAGATGTAACTGGACACCCATTCTTGATTCAAACAAGTGCCGGTGCAGACTATAGTATTGGATTGACACACGTTGCTACTACAGGAACAGTGTCAACTGCTAGTTCAGCACAGGGAAAAGTCTCAGGAACACTATATTGGAAAGTACCATACGGTATAACAGGTACTTACAAATACAAATGTTCTATTCACGGTGGCATGATTGGTAATATTATTATAACTGATGCTAATATGGCAAATGTAATACCGGCTGCACAAATACAAAGTGACTGGACACAAGCAACTAATACAGCATTAGACTATATTAAGAACAAACCTACATTAGTTACTAATTTAGATAGTTTAAGTGATGTTACTATTACCAGTGCTAGTAGCGGACAAGTATTAAAGTATAACGGTACAGCTTGGATTAATGATACAGACAGTACGGGCGGTGGTCTACCACTAAGCAACGGTAATAGTATTATCAATATTGCATCAGTGGATGGTAACATCACACTTGATGCTGATGGCAATATCTTTACATTTGGCACAGATGGTAACTTAACACTACCAACTAATAGTTCTAACATTAACTATGCTAATGGTACTAGTATACTAAGTGGATTAGGCGGTGGTGCAAGCACAGGCAATGTAACATTTAGCGACCAAATCCTAATAGGCACTGGCAGCAATGATGGCAGTGGTGGATTGTATTTGGCCCCTGGAAATGCTAGTATTGCTAATAGTGCAGTACAATATTTAAGAGTGCGTGGAGGTGATGTTGCCACACACATTCACCTTGATACAGGCAACAACGCTTATTTTGACCAATACTTTGGTGATGACGGCAAGTATGTAAAACTGGCTAATACCGGCAATGTTGTGATCGGTAGCGATAATGCCAATGGAAACTCAGCACAATGGACATTTGACACAGATGGTAACTTAACTACACCAAGTAATTTAGTGATTGGCACAGGATCTGGTAGTGGTTCAAGGATATTTCAATATGACGATGGTCTAGAAATTGTAGGAGAAGGTGCTAACTCCGTTGTACTAATGGGTTGGGCAGCAAGTTTAAGTGCACCTGATGGTGTTGCACTAATAGCAATGAATTACCCAAGTGGTGGCGAAGGTAATATATTGATTACTGTAGGTAATAACGCAACCACTGTACACAGCTGGCTTTTTGGCAATAATGGTGACTTAACACTACCTGCAGGCGGTGATATTGTAGACAGTACTGGTAACAGCGTATTAGGTGGCGGCGGTGGAGTTGGCACATTAGATTCAGTAACAGACACTGGTTCAACCACTACCAACGGCATAACAGTTGGTTCGGTGACACTGACAAACGGAGCAGTGATAAAAGACACTGCTGGCGATGCGGTAGCATTTGGCGAAGGTGCCGGAACAACCTCACAAGGTGCAAATTCTGTGGCCG